ATGGCCCGTCGCCTACTTTCATCCCGCGCGCGTGCGGACCTCTTCGGGGTGCCGACAGATTACGAAGCCTTGGTCCGTCACTATCTGCTGACCGGGAATGACATTGATCTGATCCGAACCCGTCGTCGCGCCGAAAACCATCTTGGCCTTGCGGTACATATTTCTTTGCTGCGTTATCCCGGCCTTGGGTGGAGCGAAGACACCACCCCGCCAGCCGAACTGACCGCATGGCTCGCAGAACAACTTCAGATCAGCGCGTGTACTCTCGACGGCTACGCCGCCAGGCGAAATACGCGTCATGAGCACCATGCCCTCGCGATGCGCCATTTGGGATTGGCCCCTTTCGGAACTGAACATGTGCAGCAGGCGGAGAATATCGCCACGGCGGCGGCCTTCGCGACGGATCACGGCGTGAAGATTGTTGAGGCGCTGGCTGCGGTGCTGCGTAAGCACCGCCTTGTGTTGCCGAGCGTCGACACGCTCGAGCGTCTTGCGGTGAAGGGGCGCTCACGCTCACGGCGGGAGGCTGCTGCAGCGCTTTTTGATGCTGTTTCAATGGAGCAGCGCGCACAGTTACAGGCACGCTTGGTGAACGATCCGTCTGTCGGGCAAACGCGGCTGACATCGTTGCGGGGCTATCCGCATTCGACCAGCCCAGCCAGTATCACTGCGCTTTTGGATCGGCTCTTGCACCATGCTGTCGTTGTTCAGATCGAAGGTGCAAGTTACCGGCTACGTGGTCACACGGACCTCGTGCCCGAACACCTCCGGGCCAACGCACCCATTACACCGCCGCCCCCGCCTAAACGACGGGGAAGACCACGAAAGGAGAAACAGACAAACCTATAACCTGCCTTGTCACCAGGTCCCGAAAGTGGGGAAAATTACTTCGGCACTTCTGGGGATTTTTACTTCGGCATTGACACACGCTCCCGCAATCGCCAGGAGGAGGTCTGGCGTATGGGCAAGACCAAGGTTGGCAAGCTGATGCAGCTCTTTGGCGCGTCCATAGATGCCATGGCCCGCGCACAAGATCTGGGGCAAGATCCCTTTGCCGCGTTGGATGCGGATGTCGGGTGGGAAACGCTGTTGGGCAAGCGTGACGAAATCGTTGACTTCGGAGAGCTGGCAACCAGTGACCCGCTCGCTCTGGCGGCCGAGCGCAATGCCTATATGCGAAAGTTTGCCCCTGCCTTCCTTGAGGCTTTCGAGTTCAACGCCACCGATGCGGGGGATGATCTCAAGGGCGCGATCACCTTGCTGCGCGACCAGAACCGTACCGGAAAACGGAAGCTGCCCGATGATCCGCCGATGCCCTTCGCGGCTAAGCATTGGCCGTCTCTGATTGTCCAGAATGGTAAGCCGCTACGGCGTGTGTACGAAACCGCCGTTGTTTCCACCTTGCGCGAGCGCCTGCGCGCCGGGGATGTCTGGGTCGACGGCAGCCGTGAATATCGCCGGTTCGACAGCTACCTGCAGCCACGGGACAAAGCCGAAACCATCATGCGGGATGCTGGCTTCGAGACAGACCCGGAAGCATGGTTGTCTGATCGGCGGGCAACGATGGAGAAACGCCTTGAGCAAGTTGACCGCGCCCTGAAGCGCAATGCGCTTTCTGGTGTCCGCATTGAGCGCGGGCGGTTGAAGATTACGCCGCATGACGCGGTCACACCGCCCGCTGCCCTGCGCTTGGAACGGGCGATCGATGCCGTGATGGCTCGCATCCGTATCACGGAATTGCTCTGGGAGGTGAATGCGCAGACCGGGTTCCTTGATGCCTTCACCGACCTGCGGTCTGGCAAGCAGCACGATGAGCCAGCCGCCGTTCTGGCCACGATCCTGGCCGGGGCCACCAATCTCGGCCTGGAACGGATGGCCCATGCCTCATCGCGTGTCAGCCACGCGCAACTGACCTGGGCGCAGACATGGTACCTTCGGCCGGAAACATTCGCGGATGCCTTGGGGCGTATCGTCGACGCCCATCATAGTTTGCCCTTTGCGCAGCACTGGGGCGCGGCGGAGCACAGCTCATCGGACGGCCAGTTCTTTGCTGCCAATCGCGGCAGTGGGCTCATCAACGCGAAATATGGTCCTGATCCCGGTCTGAAAATCTACTCCTTCCTGTCGGGCCAGTACGGATCCTTCCATTCCAGCGTCATCGGGGCGACGGCAGGCGAAGCACCTTTCGTGCTTGATGGCCTCCTGAGCAACCCGGCCAGCTTCGACCCGCTCGTGCATTACACAGATACCGGCGGCGTGTCGGACCATGTCTTCGCCCTGTTCCATCTCTTGGGGATGACCTTTGCCCCGCGCCTACGCGACTTTCCAGACCGGCGGTTGGCCTGCTTTGGAAGCGCGAAGGCATGGCCCACCCTGTCCTCCCTCATCGGGAGGCCAATCAACGAAGAGGTAATCCGACAGTATTGGGGTGACATCATGCGGCTCGCGGCCTTGTTCGTCGGCGTCGAGACCAGCACGATCTTACGGTTCCAGAAGGTTACAGTCCGCTTCTTCGCGAGGTTGACCGGGTCGCCCTCGGCCCCTGCGCTGAACGGATAGCGGTCGACCTCGTCGCACAAGAGCAGCCGGATCGGGCGGCTCGCCAGCCCTGAGGGTGCGTTGGCGCCCACAATGGTCAGATGCCCGCCCGGGAACCGTTTGTGCAGGATCTTGTTGTTGCCGTCCCGCGAGCGGGGATCTGCAATCTTGCCCTGCAGGCAGGGCGTGTCGCGCGCCATCGGCGAGAAGCGGTCTTTCGACCAGGTTTCCGCATCCCGTTCGGTCGGCATCACCACCATGATCGGCGCCGGATCGTGGTCGATGTGATAGCCGACCATATTAAGGATCGACTCCGACTTGCCGATTTGGCTGCTCGACATGATCACGACGGTTTCGGCTGCCGGATCCGAGATCGCATCCATAATCCCGCGCTGGTATTCCGCGCGGCTCGTGCGCCACTGGCCAGGCTCGGCGCTGGCCTCAGAGCTGAGACGGCGGTTCTGATCGGCCCAATCGCTGATTGTTAGGTCCGGCGGCGGCTTCAGCACCGCCAGCGCCTTCGCCACCGTCCGCTTCAGGATCGGTGACCCATTCAGAGTGAGCGCACTCCGCGAGGTCAATGTCGGCTTCAAGTTCAATGTCTGGCTGCGCGAGATCATCGAGCACCTCGCGGATGGCGGCGCGGATCAGGTTCCGGGTGTCTCCGACGGTTGATTGTTCAAAGGCTTGTGGTGCCAGCCGGTCAGGCAGGGCCAAGAGGCGGGTTCTGAGAAGCGCCAGCACGGCGATCCAGGCCGCCTCGATCTGTTCGGCGGCGATCAGCGAGCGGCGCTTTTCTTCGGCTTCCATCTCGGCAAGGTCGGCCCGCGCCCGGATGAAGCGCGCGCGTTCAGCGGCATAGTCCGGTGCTCCCGCCTGCGCCTTCAGCGCCTGATCACGCAGATAGCGGACATAGCCACGCACAGACCCGATCAGATCATACTGGCCGCGTTCGGCCTTCGGGATTACACCCTCGCGGCTCAGTTGTTGGACCCGCCGCTCCGAGAGGTCGAGCAGGCGCGCGATCACGCCGATGGGCTGGGTGGCGGATGACATTCGCAGACCTCGAGAGTGCGATTAACCGTATGTAATTGCGTCGAATTCACTGGATAAGCCTCGCCACTAGAGCGAAGCTCAAGACAGCACCCAACGCAATTCAGGACGCATCGAGATGAGCCACCGACCAACAGCCCAAGACGCGTTTATCGCCAAGAAGGCTGCGATCGACACGATGCTCGCGCGGCTTCAGGCGCTGAGCGCAGAGCACTTCAACACCGACCCCGACGAGGTCCATTGGGGGCATGTCGGCAACCTCGACTATTACGCCGAGCTCCTGAAGCGCATCACCGACAGTGCCTTCAAGGAAGGCGAACACGCGGAGTAGACCCCATGGAAACCACCAGCATTCGGCTCCCCATCCGAAACCTGCCCGAACACTTCGACCGCAGCCGCATCACCGTCGTCCTTGAAGAGATCGAAATGGCCCTGATGGACGATGGGGGCGTTTACGGCAGAACCTTCGCGGACAGCTTCACCATCACCGTCGAAGTCCCGACCCATCAGCTGATGGATACCGCCAGCTGCCTGAAAGACCTCGGCCTGATCTAGCCCTCGGGTTTTGCCACCCGAATGGCCTCGAAGAGCCGCCGCAGCAGGAACGAGCGGATTATGCTCACGCCTGTGAACAGCAAGCCCATTTGCAGATTTTGTGCGAGCGTCGTGTGCAGCCCAAAGATCGGAAAGATCAGGATTTGTGTCATGACCGCGACGCCGTAACCGACGATCACGTTGGTGATCGCTTCAATCAGTGACATGAGGCGGGACTGTTTCATGCGGCCTCGCGCTCTGCCTTCAGCGCCTCGAAAGTGGTGTCACTGCCCTCAAGCGACGCCTGCTTGCCGGTGAACTTCTGCCAACGCGCAACCGCCACATCGACATAGGCCGGGTTCAGCTCGATCCCGTAGCATACGCGCCCTGTCGTCTCGGCCGCGATCAGCGTCGTCCCGGATCCCATGAAGGGTTCATAGACCGCCTGCCCGGGGCTCGAGTTGTTCAGGATCGGACGCCGCATGCATTCGACGGGTTTTTGCGTGCCGTGGACGGTCTTTTCGTCCTGATCCTTGTTGGCAATCTGCCAGAGCGTGGTTTGCTTGCGGTCGCCCGCCCAATGGCCCTTGCCGGATTTGCGCACGGCATACCAGGCAGGCTCATGTTGCCAGTGGTAATCTCCCCGGCTCAGAACCAGCCGATCCTTCGCCCAGATGATTTGGGACCGGATCGTGAAGCCCGCGACCTCAAGGCTTTCCGCCACGGTCGCCGCATGCAGCGCGCCGTGCCAGACATAGGCGACATCGCCAGGGAACAACGCCCAAGCCTCGCGCCAGTCAGCGCGGTCATCGTTCAGCACCTTGCCGGTGCGCTTGGTCTTGGCCGCCCCCGCCTGATTGCGCCAGCTTGGGTCGTAATCCACACCGTAGGGTGGATCGGTCACCATCAGCAGCGGTTTCACTGTGCCGAGCAGCCGCTCGATATCCGTGGCGACCGTGCTGTCCCCGCAGAGCAGCCGGTGGTTGCCCAAGACCCAGAGATCACCCGGCCGACTGACCGGATACTCTGGGGTTTCCGGAACATCGTCCTCACCCTCTTGCGGGCCAGTGTCGTCCTCGAGGCTCGACATCAGCGCGTTCAACTCGTCCTCAGTGAAACCCGTCAGCCCGAGGTCAAAATCCGCCTCGAGCAGATCCGCTAGTTCGAGGTTCAAGAGGTCCTTGTCCCACTCGGCGTTTTCGCTGGAGCGGTTATCCATGATGCGGAAGGCGCGTGCTTGGCTGACCGTCAGCCCTTTGGCGATATGCACCGGCGCGGTTTTGAAGCCGAGCTTGCGAGCCGCTTCCAGCCGCGTGTGCCCGGCGAGTACCACCATCGCCTCATCCACGACGATGGGCTGCCGCCAGCCGAACTCCTGGATCGAGGCGGCGACCGTCGCAATCGCCTGCTCGTTGCGGCGCGGGTTGCGCGCATAGGGAATGATCTGCTCGAGCGGCAGGTCGACGACGTCCATGGTGATGTCCTTGGAATGCTCTCGAAACGAAATGGGGTCGGATCCCCATTTCGGTTCAGGCGGGTTGTGTCAGGCCGTCAGGCCTTTGTTTCCTTGAGATTTCGCCCGAAGCGAAACGAAACGGGTATTTTCAGGGGTGTCACTGGGAAACCCTCGGGCGTCGCCCCCCCGTATACGTTTGGGGCCAGGAAGGACCCGCGAATTCAGTGGGTTAGCGCGCTGGATACCAGCTGGACCCTTTGATGGACCCCGGAAGCCAGAGAAGTATCCACCAACAAAAACGGGGAGAGCCGTCTTCCAACGCACTCTCCCCATTCTGCCTTATGAATAGCACAGGAATGTTGCACGTGTCGAACACAAAAGTGTTGCAACATATTGGTTATAAGTCAGGATTCAATCGGCGATGAAGATCCCTACCTGTCGTGAAAAATGGTACAGATTTCGCAGCGACCCAGACATTCTCACCAGTTCTAGGATTGCGCCGCTGACCTTCGTTGCGATGGCGGACACTAAAAACACCGAACCCGCGTAGCTCAATACGACCCCCAAGTTCGAGATGGCCCGAAATCGTATCAAACACTGACGCCACAACCTTTTCTGCGTCGGCATTTGTTAGATAGTGGTTTTCTTCCGCAAGTAGCGCCACCAATTCACTTCTTTTCATAATTCCCCCCTCAGCCCCAAATGCAAAGCACTTCAGCAATGCGGGCAAGTCCTAGAAGACCCGCCCGCCCGATTTGAGTCAATCAGCGTTTAGACGCGATGCGATCTTGGCTAGGGCAAGCTTGTGCTTTCGCCATGCTGTTGTGCGGTCAACCCCCAGTTCATAGGAGATCTCCTTCCAGGGACGCCGAGCCGCCCGAGACCAGATCAGCTTGCGCTCGGCCACCTCAATCCAAAGCACCCAATCGAAGGTCTGCTCAAGCCGTGTGATCGACGCCGCCGACGGCCAGACCCGCATCGGCTGCGGCTCCATCGCAGCGATCTCACGGCTGGTCCGTGCGATGTCAGGCCAGGCGTTGAAGTACCCCTTTGCCTTGACCGGTGGCAGCTTGCGCAGCGTGCGGAACGCTTCTTCGAAATGATCCGCGACATCGTCGGCGGTCCATGTCCCTCTCTCACCCATGGCGCACCTCCCCAGCGGGGCGTGGCCCATAGAGTTTTGTGCCTAATTGCTCGACCAGTTCACGTTCCGGCCAGGTCAGGCGTTGGTCGTCGACGCTGACAGCCAGCAAGCCCTGTTCGTGCCAACCGTCCCGTTTGACCTGATCGGGATCACGGCGGTGTCCACCATAGCCTCTGGGTGTAAACCTCATGCCACACCTCCCCGGGTCTCAATGGCCCAATGCAGGATGGCGATGGCGTCCGCCTCATTGTCATCCGCGGGGCTGAACCCACGACGGCAGGCAGCATCGATCATCGCCTGCTTGTTGGCGTTGCCCTTGCCGGTGGCGTGGCGCTTGATCGTGCCCACTGGCACGCCCTCATAGGGAATGCCCCTCAGCTCGCCCCAACTGGTCAATGAGGCCATTAGACCTCCATAAACATGGGCTGCGTCAGTACCAGCGTGGCGGCGAACTTCTTCGAACCAGATCGTTGCAATCGGTCCAGACAGCCGATCAAGTTCCGTTAGCCAGTTGGTGAACCGCAGATAACGCATACCACCGCCATCGTAGCGGCCGGGTTTGAACGACGCTGTCCCGCTGGTGATCAGGCCGTCAAAGCCACGGATGGCCCAGCCGGTGGTCGTGCCCAGATCAAGCGCAAGGATGCAGCGCGGGGTTTGTGTGGGTTGGGTCATGCAGACCTCCTCTTCGATTTGATGAGCAAGGCGAGAGGGCTGGCCGGTGAAGGCTGCGGTCTCGCCAGGCCCCAAAGAGTGGTCTGGTCAGGTAAGGCGCAGGGCGACGAGGCCGCCCGACACTTCTTTCAATTCCTTCAACAGGCCAATTTGAAAGAAGTTAGCCTGTAAGGGTTTGAACTATATGTATAATATACCTTCTTTCAATATTATTTATATTTCAATAGGTACCTCTCCCTCCATCTCATCGCGCGCGAGAATACACACATATACATGTGTCCCCTTGAAAGATTGAAAGAAGTGAAAGAAGTCAAAAATCCATTCCTGAACAGCAACTTAGATCCCGACTTCTTTCAATTGAAAAAAATCCCGTTTTGAAAGAAGTCCATTGTTCACGTCAGGATCCGATAGACCATGGCCCTGCGACCACCTGTGTCGCGCATGCCGGTGGTGATTTCACCACTTTCTATAAGCGTTTCGAGGATCTCATTTCGGTCGCGTGATTTCAACCACTGCGATGCCCGTGTCACCTCGGATTTGGTAATCCCGCTTGATCCAGCTGCACGGATGACTTCCTTGAGCCGCTTTAAATGGGCCTCTGTTTCGGTATCTGCAACATGCCGCTCCACCGCCGCAATCGTCCGCCGCGCATAATGGCGCACAAAATCAATGGCCCAATCTGCGGCCGAGAGATCGATCGCAGGGTTTGTCGGATCGCGCCCAACCGCCACAATCAGCGCCAGTTTCAACGCGTTCTCCCCGATACGGGCCAGGATCGCCGTGAAGGCCGTTCCGCTTGCCGCGCGCAACTCACCCGTCAGCTTTGCGCTCAGCGCTTTGAAACGCGCCCGAGCCTCCTCGGTCATGGGCACGATAGTCGGGTTCACAACAGTGTTCTGATCCGCCGTCTTGCCTGCAAGATTGCCTTTCTGGTGCCCACCGCCAGAGGCCACGCTTTGCAACCCGGCGATCAGCGCGGGATCAGCTTGGCGCATGCCCACGGCGATGTTCTCGTCTGGATAATCCTCATCACTCGGCAGGATCAGAAAGCGCGCAAGCGAGCCATCGACGACGTTTGCACCCTGCAATGCGCCCCAGAAGTGCAAGGGCGTCGTAGTCCCATAGACACTCAGGCAGGGTTGATTGATATCCCGCCGCTCGTTTGAACCATCACGGTTGGCATATTCCGCACCGAGGAAAATCCCGCCCGCGGCCGTGTAAAGCTCGGTCATATTGTCGAGGATTTCAGTGATGTGGCGTGGACTGCGCCGCCGGTCGGCCGCCGCCGCCAAGAACATGCCAAACTCATCGATCTGGAACAGGATCGCAGGCTGGCGATGCAGCGCGGTCAACAGCCCCGCACCGGAGGCAATCTTGTTGCCGCCCAGATGATGGGCCAGCCCCGCCTCGAACAAGACCTCGTTGATGATCTCGCGGGCGTGGTTTTTGCCTGATCCGCTATCCGCAATGCCCACGACATAGAGGTTCGAGCGCAGGTTGCTCTCGGTGCTATACTGCCGCCCCATGAGCGCACCAATCGCGCAGAGACTGGCGCCGAGCGACAAAAGCGGCTGCGGACGCCGGGCTGTCGACAACATGTAATCGGTCAGATCCCCCACCAACCCGTCCGGCATGACCAGCGTGAATGTCGAGGTGGCCGAAGGTTCATCATCAACCTCGGACTGCTCTCCCAGCTTGGACAAGAGATCCGCCGCTGGATGCTCGCCATCGGAAACAGTGGCCCCATCAAGGCGCAGATCGCTTCCCGGCTGCCAGCCGCGCTCCATGGCGAGGTGGTAGATCGTGCCGGCGCCAATCCGGTCGGGCTTAAAGCTGGCCCAGGCCTTAGCGGTCGCCGCGGACACATCCTTTGCGGCCTGCGCTGACCAGCCAGCAAAGACATCGCCCCCGGCGTCACCAAGCGCCCCCTTCAGCGCCATGCCAATCCGTACCCAGCTGTCATAATCCAACTCCGCATTGGGCAGCCATTTCAGCGCGGCCTCAATGGCGGGCAATGTTCCCATCTGACTATGGGCCTGAAGGTGCTCCGTGGCAGGTGATCCTGTCGCAAGGCCACGTTGGTGCAGATGTTCGGGCAACAGCGTATAGGCCTCATCCAGAAAGGCGCGTGCCATCTCTGCGGTAATCTCAGGCAGCTCCGTGATATCGAGATCAGCCAGCCCCTCCTCTGGCCAGGCATAGGGCGCGCCAGTGTCCGGGTGGTTGGCGTAGGCCACGAACTGCTGCCCGAGGCAAAGCACCTCCAGCGGATGACGTTTAATGCCCGGGAAAGGGGTTTCTGTGCGATAGATCAGCATCCGCTTTGGCGCCTTACCGATGCGCAGCGCCGGCGTGTCCCCCAGCCTCGCGCGGGCCAGGTGCTCGATCTGCAGCGCCAGTTCCGCATCCTCAACGACGTCAATATCAACAGCCGCAACCGCTCCGCCAACAAGCCCGATGCCACACTCGGGCCAAGCCGACCACGTCGTAACCTCCACCTCCGTGGTCGCACGCTCGGTGTGCCGGTTCCACTCGGGATAATCTGCCCACGTCCCGCGCTTGAACTGGCCAGGTTTTTTTGTGCCCGGACCGATCGGCAGGATGCCATAGCCATTTGTGACCAGCCGTGCGCCGAAGCGCGCCATATACGATGTATTAACCATCAAAGGGGCACCTCCGGGGTCATGGCGTCGAGCCGTGTGCGGTCTTGTCCCGCCAGCGCGCGCAGTTGGTCGCAATATCCGGTGATGACCGCATCAAGAAAGCGGTCCCACTCGGTCTCAGTCAGGGTGGCGAGATCCGATTTTCCGATACTCTCGAGGTATTCGCCACCATATTGGCCGCCAACGCTCATTGCCTGCATTTCATTCGGGGTGGGATCGATCATACCTGTCCTCCTGTGACTGATGTCCTGACAGGTGCGTGAACAGAGGTGTTTGCGGCTTTGGTCCCGCCGCTTGTCCGAGACGGTGAATATCGGGTTGAACCAACCAAACCCGCGAGGTTCCCGGTGGCAGACGGCGCAGAGGCCGGAGTTGATGTGGCGCATGGATCAAACCTGTAGCCGGAGATTTCAAGAAAGCGGCCAGACGGGCGCACCGAGATCGCGGTTGGCCGGGCCAGTTGCCCCGCCTGCGCAATGGCATCGTCGACAGAGCGTGGCATCGGGGAGCCCGGCGCGCGCTTGCGCCACCACTCGAGCGCCTTCTGGCGCGCATAGCCTTGATGCGCGACACAGACCCATTCGTTGTAGGACTTGAGCCCGCAGCTATAGGTGACCTTCATTGAGGGCAGCCCGCCGCGCTTGTCATGACGGCTGTAGGACACACCATGCACTGGCAGCCATTGGACCTTCGGAGACAAAACCGGGAGCGTGGCCGCTGTAGGGGCGATCTTCACCTCACGTGCTGGAAAGACATAGCCACAATCAGGGCATTCCGTCGCCGAGAGCGCCATGATGCTGTCGCACTCGGGGCAGACCTTTGTGGGGGCCTCGCCACCCTCGCCATCGCCTGGGCGTTTCGGGCGGACCAGATCGATCGGCCCGTGGCGGCGGACATTGCCCGCAAAATCGAGGACCAGGCAGTTTTTCTTGCCCGGCGCGAGGCGCGTGCCGCGACCAACCATCTGCACATAAAGCCCTGCGGATTTGGTAGGGCGCAGCAATGCTATGAGATCGACGGCCGGCGCGTTGAAACCGGTGGTCAACACGCCCATCGAGGCCAGCGCGCGGATTTCACCGCGCTTGAAGGCCGCGATGATGGCATCGCGCTCCTCCTTTGGCGTATCCCCAAAGATCGTGCGGCAGGTGATACCTTGACGCGCGAACTCTTCGGCCACATGGCGTGCGTGATCCACACCTGAGCAGAACGCCAGCCAGGATTTGCGGTCTTTTCCATGGGTGATGATCTCGGCAACGGCCGCACGCGTCGTCGCGTCCTGATCGACTGCGGCTGCCAGATCACGGGCAATGAAGTCGCCCGCACGTGTACCAACCTTCGAGACGTCGAGCCGCGTATTGGGCTGTTTCGACACCAGTGGGCTGAGATATCCTGCATCAATGAGATCACGCACCGGCGCCTCATAGGCAATGTCAGTGAAGAGTGCGTCCTTGCCCTCATGCAGCATGCCGCTGCCTGTCCGGAACGGTGTGGCTGTAAGGCCAATTACCTTCAGCGCGGGGTTGATCACCTGCAGCGCGTCCAGAAAGCGCCTGTACATCGTGCTGGAATTGCCCGGGATGAGATGGGCCTCATCAATCAGCACCAGATCGGTGTGGCCGATCTCATGGGCACGGCGATGGATTGATTGGATGCCAGCAAACAAAACACGGGCCTGCGCCTCACGTTTCCCCAAGCCCGCCGAATAGATGCCCGCGGGCGCCTCAGGCCAAAGCCCGATCATCTCGGCATGGTTCTGCGCGATCAACTCGCGCACATGGGTCACGATTAGGATGCGCTGATCCGGCCAAGCCTTCAGCACGCCTTCGATGAAGGACGCCATGACGAGCGACTTGCCGCCAGCTGTCGGGATCACCACCAGAGGGTTACCCTTGTTGTTCTGGAAATAGCCGTAGATCGAAGAGATCGCAGCCTCTTGGTATGGGCGCAGGGTCAACATGGTGCGGCCTCCGTATTGCGGGCGTCATTTGACCAGGAAGCGCCATCATTCATGCGGTAGGTGACGATGTCGTCTCCCGCATCGATGACCTCACCCGGCACGAGATCGGGGATGAAGAGATGTCTGCCGCAGGCGGCCCGCTGCTCAGCCGGCGCCAGAATTCTGTCATGACGCGCGCAGTGCCATCCGCCATCGACAGGCGTCGCATGCAGACAGGACCGACAGGTCACAGCGGCCCCGCCACCCTCATGACAGGCAGCATGGTGATCGCAAAAACGACATTCAAACCAAGCCGGGTCCTCGCTGATCCGTGCAGGCGGATGCTGGGCGAAGATGACCCTGTCAGCCTTCTCCAGAAGGCGTTCGGCCATTGCAGGATCGGCCTCAACCCGTTCGATATGCAGCGCGTCCGTGTTCTTGCAGACCGCCATGTAGAGCGCGCGGGTGATACCGGTCAGGTACATGTAAATCTGCATCTGCGCAGCGTGCTGTGGCTTCGATGCCACCACGCCTTTTGCAGTCAAATCGGCAAAGCTTTTTACGCCATGCGTTTTGAATTCCAGCACATGCCAGGTTTTTGGCGCCTCAAGCAGACCAAGGGCGACGCCATCCAGAGAGCCGCCAAAATGACCGCCATGGGCCTCCACGCGGATTTGCCGTCCTGTTTCCGGATCCAGTTCCAAAACAGTCGCCCCGGTGGCGCGCAGGTTGCGCACCATACGGTCTTCTTCAAGCTGGCCGGTCTCAAACAGACGCAGCAGGCGGCCAGAAAAGCGTGACGGCGTCACCCAGCGGAAATCATACCAGAGCGCGCGTGCGCAAGATTTACCAATGATGGATGCGCCGAGATGGTCGCGGAAGCCATCGCCCTGGCGGGCCTCGTAATCGGCGTAGATCGCCGACAGTGTCGGCGTAGGTGGTGCGGGAAGATCAGCCATCACAACCCCTCCCGTTCGCTGCGGGCTTGGGCTTCGGCCAGAATGCCGCTCCAAGTTTCCGGGTCGTGGCGCTCACGCAGGACGCCGATCAGAGCATCTTTCAGCTTTTCACGGCGACGGCGGCCGGTGCCTTTGGCAAGCAATTCTGCCCGTTCACGGCACAGGTGGCGCAGCGCGGTTCTTGCCCGGTGGAACCAATCAGGGTCGATGGGCTTTTGCCCCCGTTGGCGTGCCAGATCAGCAGTAGCAATCTGCGTGCGGATCTTGGCAATATCGTCGTCGAGTTCGATCAACCGGCGCTGGTCATCAGGCAAGCCGGGGCTGATCACGGCCCGAGGAGCCGCGTTATGCAGGTCAGTCATAGGAATATCCTCAGATGGGTTTGGGCGCTGCCCCGTCAGTCAGGGATGCGGAGCAGCGCGAATGATCAGCCCTTCTTGTTCCAGGGCGCGGAGGCCATCTTGGGCGGCGCGGAAGCGGCCTGCGTTGAGGGCGGTGCTGCTGGGGTTGCAGCAGGCTTTGCGGCGGCTGCAGGAGCGCCTCCACTTTCAGGCGGCAAATAAGCAATGGCATTGCTCTCGCTGTAGCCGTTCTTCGGCGGCTTGATCTTTACCTGGATCGTCATCGGGATCAGGTGCAGTTCCTCGCTGTCGCTGACATGCATCCGGCCCGTCGCATGGCAGATGGCCGACAGCGTCCGCTGTGCAATCTCGACCGTGGTGGGGTTCGGGTTCACAAGGTTCAGCTGATCAAAGATCTTCCGCCCTTTATGCTGGCCGTCCAAAATATCCAGCATCAGCCAGAGAAACTGCCCCATACCGTTGCGGGTCACGCGCATTTCGCTCTCGACGATCTGAGCTCGGTATTTACCTGCGGGCAGCAGCTCATAGGGGGTGGTGGGTTCAACGCTGGTGGCGTCAAATGACGTATCAAAACGTGCCATGGTCGTATCCTTTCAAGGCAATCATTGGGATTGGGGCATGGCTGCGAGGAACTCTGACCACGAAAGCGGCAGAGTGTCCGGCAGGCCGTAACGGTTTTTGGCGAGGAAGGCGGGGCGCTCCTCGGTGTGCATGACGCGCGCACCGGACCCGAGCGCCCGGGTCACCTTCTTGTTGAAGCCGACATCGGATTTGGCGACTGAGATCTGGTAGTTGGCAAACAGCACCACATCAGAATGCTCCTGCAGAAGCGCAGAGGCGCGGGTCTGCAACTTGATCACATACCGATCGTAAGGCTCATGCTCAGGGCTATCGAACCGCTTGATGTCGTTATGGGCGATCTGGATGACCACCATGCCCTTCCGGTCGCGCAGCGCGTTCAGCTTATCGAGATATTCGCGCCAGATGGTCAGCGCCTCGGCATAACCCTTGCCAAAGCCCGGGGTTTCGATCGACTGCCAGCCATTGCGTTTGCAGGCCTCAGCCCAGATCAGCGGCTCGAGCCAGTCGACGCTGTCAACCACGACCGTGCCGTAGTCGTGATCTTCCTCCAGCAATGCCTCGAGCGCTTCCGCGACTTCGGCATAACTGGTCGCCAACGGAAAATGCGGGACCTGCAGTTTGCCAAGACCATCCTCGGTCATGATGAACACCGGCGCGCCCGCGTCAGCGGCAAAGGTCGATTTACCCACTCCTGCCACCCCGTGGATCAGGATACGCGGTGGTTGGAGCACCGAGCTGGTGCGCAAAGATGCAAGAGAAATAGCCATCAAACTTGCTCCTCGCCCACTACCAAGCGGAACTTGGGCTTGCCGGTCCGGACCGTACGCGCAGGCTCAAAACCCTTGCGCCAGCTTTCTGGCAGCGCCGTGTATTTGCGCTCAGACACTTTCAAAGTGGTTTCGATGAACTCGGCTGGGTCCTCGCCTGCTGAGGCGATGTTTTCGGCGATCTGGGCGAGTTGCGCCTGATCCCAAGTGATGCGCTTAGGTAGGTCAGCGATTACGACGACTCCATTATCCTCGAACCGGATGGTGCCCGTTTTCTTTTCTTCATGATTGCGACACTCAGAGGTCCGGGCCGCATAGCGGACTTCAAGCGCGAGCGCGAACCGCTCTGTCACCGTTTTCATACGATCGGCGGCGACATCGATTTCCGCCTGTATCGCGACGAGCAGACTTGACGGCATGAGAGCCAGATCTGTTACGGGCATACTGAGCATGTCATCCACGCTCGGGGTGTTTTGGGGAAAAGACATAGTAGATGGATCCTATTAGAAGAACTCAGTGGGCTGAGATCAGCCTTTCTGAAATGGAAGGTGAGGGGGGCTTGGGCCGCGCGATAGCGCGATACTCAAAGAGATTTGGGCCGAGACGTTCCTGAACGAGGTGCACTAGATTTTGATCAGAGGCCCGCTGGGCAGCCTCAGCAACGCTGCGCAACGAAGTCTGCTGGCGGGGTGTAAGGCGCGACATGAGCGATGCTGTATCAACCGCCAAAAAACCGCGGTGATAGCTGATCGCTGCCCCCGCATCTGCCAGCGAGACCCAAGCGTAAAAGCCAATGTCATCGCGGATCTGCGACGTCATCACGACACCTGTGCGGTCTGAGGGGTGTCTCCTCCGCGCAAGGCTTCGGCCTCAAAGGTCATGATGTCCTCAAGGCGGTAAATGACCCGCCCGCCAAGTTTAAGGTAATTGGGCCCCTCGCCAGACCAGCGCCATCGCTCAAGCGTTCGATGAGAGATTGCCCAGCGTCTTGCCAGTTCCTTTTGGCTAAAGCAGAATTTTGACTGCATCTTTGTCTCCTGTCTGTGTTACTCGGAAACAATGCAAAACGCAGAAGTGGGATGTCGTCGGGATCGAAGTGGGATGCAGTGCCGGATGAAAGCATCGTCAAAGATCAACGCTTTAAAGCTCAGTAGGGGTGGGTATCCGGCAACCATCCCACTGCCTATCCCACAGTCATCCCAAGGGGAGGCTGGGTAAGCGGCCCTTATTCGAAGCGTAAGCGGTAGTTGCCGCGTCTGTCGGACTGAATCAATTCGCGCCAGTCGGGTTTGGATTTGAAGACATCCACCATTTTTAGGCTCCGTGATCCCGCTAGTGTGAGGATGGTCTTGCCGTTTTGCCAAGGCTCACCTGCCTCAGCTGCAGAATGGAGCGCCCGCACGACTTCGGCCTGGATGGCGCCAAGCTGGAAACAAATGCCGCGGCACCGTACTTCACGATAGCCAGCGGTGTAGATGAATCCTTGCTCTGGGGTCTTCTCATCGCCGGTGTGAAATCCAGATTTGATTTCATAGCGATCGCGCTCATGGCGTTGCATCAGAAGGTCACCAATAACAACATATTGCACCGCATTCGTTTCTGGAAAGGCTGCATACCCACATCGTTCATGACGGAATTCATTCAGGTAAATTTCACCGCAACGAAAAAGCTGGAAGACATCAGAAGCGTGCAGATCGAGCAATCCGCTAAACACCCGCTCTTCATAGGGCACCCGGAACCGCGCCCCATCGATGTCAGCGTCATAGTCGCCAAACTCTAGGAGTTGATTAAAGACCCGAATGGACAGGCGGACGTGGTTGTTTTCTGCGAGGTAGATCAGATCGTCTTCCTCAACCGACCAGCGCCGAAGGATCTCTGGTAGCGAATAATACGCCTTCTCAATCCGCATGACTGCCTCCTTTTTCCACTCCAAATGTTCTAGTATTGTTCTATATCCTTGACGATCCTATATCAATCATATCTTATCCCATTATATCCACAACTGGATGGGGATAAGATGACTTCGCATCATAGTTTAGCCGACCGACTGCAGGCGCGCGCTGACCAGCTCGGGCTTAGTCCTGCGCATGTTGCTGAGATGGCTGGGGTTAATCGTTCCTTCGTCTATGACATCCTGCGAGGCCGCTCATCTCGGCCTGGGTTGGATCGGTTGATGGAGGTCGCACGCGTCCTCAGAGTCGAAGTCGATTGGCTGATCCACGGCATTGGTAACATCGAGGGGCCATTCCCTATCTTGGAGAACCCCGACGAAACCTTCGTGCCGATCGCGCAAGCTCCCGTGAGGCCCTCGATGGGTGGCGGTTCTGTGGCCCTAGAAGACGATGATGAACCAGGCCGCGCCTATCACTTCCGGAAGTCGTGGATCAAACAGAGCCTGAAGGCTTCGCCCACCCATCTCCGGATCATGAAAGTTGAGGGCGATAGCATGGAACCCACGCTCTTTGATGGGGACACCGTTCTCGTCGACATGGACCGCAAAGCGCCAAGCCCGCCAGGTATCTTTGTTCTCGATGACGGCATAGGACTTGTCGCCAAACGCCTGCAGCACGTTCCGAATAGTGAGCCACCGGCGGTGCGCGTGATTTCGGACAACAAACACTACCCCGAATACGAGCGCATCGCCGATGAAATTAACATAATTGGACGGATTCGTTGGTTCGCACGGGAGATTTGAAATGATCGAGTTCTGCTCCCTCGCTGACGATGAACCAGCCTTGAGTTTCTCGCCGCTTTTGCGTGGGGTACTGAAAACCTCCGCCTACGTCGAGGAGCATGGTTCCATCGGCCTCACCCCGTCCAAAGCCTTCAAGCGCAATTTCGTTCACTGGGCCGCGGCAGAATTCGACTGGCCAGGGCATAGCGAGGTGGACCTCTTCGCTGTCAACAAAGTACTCAACGAACATGACTTCATGCCGCTGGCGGATATTCACTTTTTGTTAATCACTTTGAAGATGGGGCGGCACTACAAAGGAAATTTCAAGCTTACGAGGTCAGGGGTGGAGCTGGCCGATCAGCCCGGATATCTGTTCGGCATCATCACCCCGTTTTACCTTTTTGAAATCGATCATTCGGGTTGGTCACGGACCCCGGACCAAGTGCTGCCGGGCAACTGGGACGTCTTCCTTAATGTTCTCAACGTCGAGGCCGAGGACGGCGCAGCGGGCGCCCACCTGCGACAGATTTTATTCGGTGAATCAGAGCCCAGCCCCTTTCCACGCTACGATGAGATGATGGGCAGTCTTTACACTCAGGTCCTGCGTCCTCTCGTCTGGACAGGCTTGCTTCAGGAAACCCGGCTCAATGGGTCGTTTCGCTCGCAGGACAGCCTGTTCACCAAGACACCGCTTTGGAAGGCCGCCCTGAAACTTGACACAGATTTGGTGGTCCAATCCGCGACACGGCACTGACGGGCTGCACGCTACAAACCCGATCCTGCACGCAGCATTCCGCACCAGCCCCGCAACACTTTGTTTTAACTTGAATACCGGCGTCGCTTGAAGCTCAGATAGGGCAACAACCCGAAAGGCGCTTCAATGCTTCATGATATCTCCACCCCGATTTCGGGTCCCAATCCCCTATGTCCTGAGCGCATGTCAGCAGACGCGCGCCTCGAAGAAATTGGCCGCATCCTCGCTGCAGCCGTGGTTCGGCTGACCGCCGAACAGTCCAGAGATTTATCTTCTGAGAACGGAGACAGTTTCGTGGACTTCTCGCCCCGAAAGAGCGGTGGTCGTCGCACAAAACATATCCGCATCGGAGGAATTC